CAGCTATGTACTGAGATTATGTTGTTCTCAGACAAAGACCACACGTATTCGTGTGTACTGTCTAGTATGAATGTCAGTCTATATGATGAGTGGAAAGACACTCAAGTACCATTTATTGCTACTGTATTCTTAGATTGTGTTGTATCTGAGTTTTTAGAGCAAGCTCAAGGTATACCGGAGTTAGATAAAATTATAAGATTTACTGAGAAAAGTAGAGCTTTAGGTTTAGGCATCTGTGGTCTACATACACTATTTCAAAAGCATCGTTTAGCTTTTGAAAGTATGGAGGCCTATTTACTAAGTCAGAAGATTGTTAAACAAATCCGTCAACAAGCGGAACAAGCAACTCGGTGGATGGCTAGTGAGTGGGGTGAACCAGAGTGGTGCAAAGGCTTTAATCGCCGTAATACACACCTATTAGCTATTGCCCCTACTAAATCTACTGCATTAATCATGGGGGGCATTAGTGAGGGAATTAACCCCGATCCAGCCATGGTTTACACACAGCAGACACCAGCAGGAGAAGTACAGAGAATTAATCCCGTATTGTTGGGAATAATGAAAGAGAGAGATAGATACAATCAAAAAACTATTAATCGAATTCTAGAAAACTTTGGTAGTGTACAACAGGAAGAGTGGTTATCTGATAAAGAAAAAGCAGCATTTAAAAATGCTTTTGAGATTGATCAAAAAGCTATTATCCGAATGGCTTCAGCACGACAGACTTATATTGATCAAGGTCAGTCTTTGAACTTATTCTTCAGTGCCGAAGAATCAGAAGAATATATTTCTCAGGTACACAAGTTAGCTTTTAAAGATCCGAATATACTAAGTCTCTACTACTGCTATTCACGTGCTGGTGTATTAGCCTCTAAAGGTGAGTGTAGCGTGTGTCAATAGATAGTAAATAGAGTTTAAAAGAAAGAGGGAGCATGTATACTCCCTCTTTTATTTTTAGACAGGTTAGTTAGCTCGCCGGGAAGCTCTGCACTCTCTGCAGCAAGGTTGAGATGAAAGGCGCATATATCCTGTGCTATAATCAACATAGTTGCACAAAACGGCTTTTGCCGGAATCTGGTGCAACTACGCGGTAGGGCATTCCGTGTCTGCTCGTGGAGGGTTCTAGTGTAAGCTCCCCGATGAAGCGAGAAGCCCAAGCTTTACCCGTAGGGTAAGCGATGGGAGTATGTCACTTATTCCCTGTCTTAGGAGGAAATTATGTCTAGCATTACGCTAGTAGGCCCCATCACCGAATTCTACGAAGGGGCTGAACAACGTTACGTTGTGGTTAAGCCGTATAAAGGGCAGTGGGTTATCGCCGAGTACGGATGTAAGCGGTGGGGTCCAGGGATGGATCTCAAATACGAGTTTGAGTTCGATCCTGAATTTGCACCCGCAGAGGGCGAAGACCAATGGGGTTGGAACATCACCCATGGTTACCACCGTGTCTATACTAACGAAGCTGAGTACCTAGCAGAGTGCTCCATTCCCAGTGAGGAACTTGTCGATGGGTTTCCTAATCGAAGCTGGACAGTCGCCTGCTTGCTCAACTAAATAGTTGACTAGAGGATAGATTCTGCAAGTGTATAACACTCGCAGAGTCTATCTCTTTTTATTTTTGAGTCTACAGACTCAAAAAAGAAAAAATGTTTGGGAGGTTAGCTATGTACGTAGGTATGGAGTATAAAGGTTTCAAAGTAACTAGTCTCAACCATTCTCCTGAAGACTCTAGCTACTCTGGAGAAGCAGAATACCAACCAACAGGAGAAATTATTAAGTTCTTCTCCAAAAGATTTGATGATCTGGAACTGGCGTTCAAAGACGCCTGTGAAGAATATCTAGACTACGCTGCGTACTTGGCTTACACGAGTGGAATGGCAGAGTATCTAGGTAGACGGTATCATGTTGAAAATTTTGACAATGTACTGCCGATGTAGAATTATTTATTTATTTTTAGGCAGACCTTGTTGTTCACTGCCTACAGGAGAGAAAAATGGTTATTAACGTTATACTGCGTGACGACTATACAGTAGTCTCTTCCGACTATACTCAGGAAGAGATAAATTCAATGTTGAACCAACTAGACTGGGAAGCACTTCCAGCAGGAGTCGGGTATGTTAGTGTAAGCTTTTGCACTAACGATAAAGAATAATTAGGTTGCTGTCGGGGTGAGTTTTATACAAGCACTTCGTATGCTTATATGGGGCTTACCCCTTTTTATTTTAGGCAGACCTTGTTGTTCACTGCCTACAGGAGAATGATATGACCATCAAAGTCTACTCCATTGTTCAGATCAATGAGTGGGCCAACCCGGGTATGCTAGTAGCCGTTGATGAAGACGGCTATATACACTGGGTTCAGCAGAACCCATCTAACGATATGACCAGGACTTACTTCGACGAAGATCGTGACAAAATTAATGTCACGCACTTCAAGTCGCTTACACTGGTAGATGAGTACGAAGAATAAAGTATAACTTCCCTTAAAGGCTGTCACCGAAGTGGCAGCCTTTTTATTTTTAGAAGGCAGACTTGTTATTCCCTGCCAAATTCGGAGGTAGACTATGTACTTCAAATGCGTGGAAGTGATCCGGCAAGGTCAATTCCTGCGGTATCGCTACGGATATTTGCCGGACGGTGCCAAGGGGCACCAGTCGTCCTGCAACTGTAAAATCTATATGTCTGAAGAATTCTTTCCATATGGACTGGCCCTGTCTAAGGCAAGTCCAATCCACGTCTCGCACGTACCCTACCAACAAGAGTTGTTGGTAGCAGAGGGGTACTCACCCCTATGGGTATTTGCAGGAGAAGAATAAAATTTAGGTTTCCCCAACAACAAAGGCTGCAGATATTGCAGCCTTTTTTATTTTTGAATAGGCAGGTTTATGTCATTCCCTGTCTGTTGGAGGAAAACATGTCTAGTCGCACTGTGTTCTACGGAGTTCCAGGAAAAGTTATTGTCGAAAGGCCTCTGGTTATTCGAAATATTGGAGGAAGGAACTACTACTGGAACTTCACCCAGCAAAAGTGGACACGTCTAACTAAACGTTGTCCATTGTTGTAAACGTATTACCTAAATAAGTAGGAGTAACTAAGTTTAACTAGTTACTCCTACTTCTTATTTCCTAAGCTTTAACTAGACTGGTTGTTTACTAGATAAAAACTATGAACAAATATACTGCTCAACAAATTTTAGAAGATCCTGAATGTGAAGAAATTCGTAACACTGTAAAAGAGTTAATTAGGAATTGTGATTATACACATGCAATTCTATATATCCAAGAATACTTATCACTAAGTAGCTTACACCAAGCAAAAAAGTGTGTTTACGTACTTATGAATGAAATGAGTAAACAAGTGCAACCAAAGAATATTACTCAATCGGAAAGAAATTATACTTCGAAGAAAATGTGACATACTCCCGCAATTAGATTACGAGAGTATGTCACAAACGAGATTTGCACCGCTCACGCAAGGTTGGCTTCTTTCTCGCCCTGCAGTAGCGAGAATTTCCAGTCCGACTGCGTTTAACAGCCTTCTGGCGAGTAGGCAGGCGAGCAGTTGCCCCTAAACGGGGTCTTACACCGCTTCTCGGCTGCCCATTAAGGTCGGCAAGCCCTGCCGCCAATATGTTTAATGCAGCATTTACATCTCTATCGTGTTCAGT